TCTACACAAGGCTATTCGTCGGCAGCGTCAGATGTGTATAAGAGACAGGTCCCATGCTTCGTGCTCCAGCTCAACCCATTGCAGCAGTTGGGGGCCATGGTCACCGAGAACTGCCAGCGCGAACAGCTCACCGCGTTGGAAGAGGCCGACGCCATCCAGGGCATGCTCGACCTCGGAGCCACTACCGCCAGCGTCGCCCACCGGCTCGGCCGAAGCGCCAACTACGTGCGTGACCGCGCCAAGGCCGCCAGCATCAAGACCGAGGTCAGAGCATCCCGCGACGATTTCAGCCAGCTCACCATCGGCCAGCTCGTGGCCATCGCGCGATACGACGGCCAGCCGGACAGGCAGAAGAAGCTCGCGCAGGCGGCCGGCACCTCGAACTTCGACTACATCCTCCGCAACATCGAACGCGACGACCGCAACCGGCAATGGGTCGAATCGGTCGCCGCGCTCCTCGGGGAGCCCGACAACGGCATCAACCTCATCCCCGACCCCGAAAAGCCCTACAGCGACCCGGAATGGCGCTACAGCGGCTGCATGTTCCCATCCACCGGCACCCCCGAAGAAACCATCGAGAAAATCCGCGAACAAAACCCCGCAGCCGTATCCATCCACACGGTCTCGCAGCAGGTCTACCTCTGGACCAGCCGCGACAAGACCGCCGACGCCGAAAAGGAAGCCCGACGAGCCGCCGAACAAGCCGAACGCGACGCCCGCCAGCACGCGCTCGAGGAATACGCCGCCGCATCAGCAGACAAGCGCATGGCATGGCTCCACGCCAACCTCCACGGCATCAAACGCGACAAGCTCATCGAAACCACGGCCCGGCTCGGACTCCTGCAGATCATCGACCCCTTCCCAAACGGCTTCACCGACGCCCTCACCAGCTGGAACGAACACAGCGGCAGCCGCAAGGAATACGAGAAAATCAGCGGCATCGCCGCCGAGGACGCCCCCACGGCCGCGCGCATCAGCCTGCAGACCGCCGACTGGCCACTGGAAGCCGTGACCATCCTCGCCGCACGCATCGAATGGTTCATCGACCCGACCGATTGGACCACCGTCAACGACACCAGCAGACGCATCACCGGCTACTACCGGATCCTCCAAGACCTCGGCTACACGCCCGCCGACGACGAAACCAGCCACCTCGACCAGCTCATCGCCGCCATCAGCGAAGCCGACGAAAACGAAGAAGACGAGGAGAACAACCAATGACCAGGGAACAACTCGACAAACTCAGCCGCCTCCTCACCGACACCGCCCAGACCGCCAGCACAATCGAACTGCGAGCGCTCGCCGGTGGCAGGGCGGATGACGGCATCGTGGCGATGGCGGCCGGGTTGAGGGCCAATTGCACCTCGTGCTTGGTGCTGGTTGACGGTCTGATGCAGGAGGGGGTGCGTTGTGAGTGAGTTTGCTGATTCGAAGCGTGCCGCTTTGGAGCGGCAGGGATGGCATTGCCTGCGTTGCGGGACGAACATCCATGACCCGTCATGCTGGCCTGGACGCTCCGGCCATCACCGTCAGTTGCGTCGGGCGGCGGATCCGGATGTGAGGCACAGTCCGGCCAACATCGTCGAATTGTGCGGTTCGGGCACGACCGGCTGCCATGGGTGGGTTCACCAGCATGTGGCCGAGGCGGAGCGACTGGGATTGATTGTTCCGTTCGGCGCGGATCCGCGTGATGTGCCGGTGTTCGACTGGGAAGGCCGGTGGATGCTGCTGAACATGGATGGTACCGCGACACCGCTCACGCAGACCGAAATCATTCTCCTCCGAACGAAAGGAAACCAATGATGAGCGAGGAAAAAGCCAAAGAGGACATGCTGCTGTGGATGGACGTGGAGACCACGGGGCTCGACCCGGACCGTGACAGGATCCTCGAGGTGGAACTGCGTTGCACCGACATGAGAGGCGTGCGGTGCGTCGGAGGTTTCCGCCGCGTCATCGGACTGAAAGGCCGCAAGGCGTCCATTACGGACGGGAACCTCGAGGCGTGGCGCATGCACTGCGCCAATGGACTGCTCGAAGGCGCACTCGACGCCGGATATACGGAAGCGGCGACGGCGAACGCGCTCGAGGAATACGTCGACAGCCTCGCGCAATCGTTCATCCTCCATCCGGCAGGCAGCAATCCGCAGTTCGACCTCGACTTCATCGGCCGACTCTGCCCGAACCTCCCGCTGCACTACCACCGCATCGACATGGCCACCCTCCGCGACAGTCTCGAAGCCGCCGGCTGGGATGTGAAACCGGAAGAGGAGACGCCTGCAGCCAGCGCCCACCGCACCGGCACATGCCTCGACCGCGACATCCGCCAATACGCGGGCATCATCCGCCACCTGGCCGCCCATCCGGTCCGATACGTCGCCACGGAAGCAGCAAGGTGATGAGCATCTCGGCAGTGATTCTCATGTGCGCCGCCATCCTGATCGGCTGGATGGCCAACAGGCCATGAACCGTATCAACAATGAAAGGAACCTCGGAATGAAACAGACCATCAACCGCATCTCCAACCGCGTCGGCGACTGGTTCGCCACGCTGTTCGCCCTCGCCGCGCTGCTGCTCGTGCCGCACGCCATCATCCGGCCGATCATCGGCATCGGCCTCCACCACTGGATCCCCATCCAATGGCTCGCCCTGCATGTCCTGCTCATCATCCTCACCTTCTGCGTCGCGCTCGCCGCCTACATCATTGCGGACCGTACCGCCGTGGAACCGCCGGAAACATATTGAAAGGAGTCATCATGGCAGACCAGGAGGCCATTCCGATCGGTCTGGAGACGCAGAACAAGGTGGCCGAGGCCATCTATCTGCGCTGGTATAGCAACGGGGCCCGCCATCCACGTCCATGGAACGAGATGCCCATGGAGGGCAAGGAGCCATGGAGGCGCGTGGCCAAGGACGCCATCAGCACGTTCTTCGCCTCTCCCGAGTTCCAGACGCTGCTCGACGACGTGTACGACGAAGGCTACGACGCGGCCGAAAAGGACGCCCAAGGCGAAAACGAAGGCGAGGCGCCGCGGTGAGCGTCAACGTTCCGCTGCATAAATGGCGGTCGGCCGATCCGGCCATCCTGATCGGCCGCCGCTGCATCGCTCGCACCGACGGCGATGTCGTGATCGACGGGCGTCTCGAACTCTTCCGCCGTCCGGACGGCACCGCCACCCTCCGCTTCCAGGGCATCGAAAACGACATCATCTCCCACGATCCGAACACATGTTCCAACAGCATGGGCGACGGCATCAGAAGCCTCGCCATCTACGGAAAGGAATGAAACCAATGAGAAACACCATATGCGCCGCCCTCACCGCCACCACACTCGCCCTCTGCACCGCGCTCGCGGGCTGCGGGAGCGCGGCCAAACCATCGACCACGGCGCACGCCGCCGACACGGGCGTCATATGCTCCGCCTCGCAAAGCGGCATCAGGGTCTGCACCGTCACATTATCCGACACACGGCAGGTCGACTGCGTCATCACGGCCGGCACCTACGGCAAAAGCGGAGTCACATGCGACTGGAGCCATGTGAGCGGTGCAGACAAGGAGCCGGCAAGATGAGCTACAACGTCGTCACCACGGAAGGCGTCAGAACGTTCGAGAACATCGACGATGCCGGCGACTACGCGCAGGCCATGTCCTTGAGGACTGGCGAGCCGGCCAAGGTGTTCCATGCCGAGACCGGACTCGTCGCATTCACCGTCCGCCCAACCACGAAGGACACGAAATGAGAATCAATTTCAACAGCAAGGATGGCGTTTTCGCCATCAAAGCCGAAAACGAAGAGGAAAAAACCCAGCTCAAAACGTCAGCGGTCGCCATCTGCAATCTCATCATCGATTTTTTCGACGGTGAAGTCCAAGAAATGAAGGCGGCGAAGGAATGAAACGCATCACACTCAAGGACACAAAATGAGCAATCGAAGTTATTTGGTGCCAAGGCCGCCAGCGTTCGACCATGAGCATCCCAGACCGAAGGAGGAAGGCGAGGTGCTGTACTGCGGAAATTGCCAAAAATGGTACGTATCATGGCTTCCCCTCACCGAAGTCAAAACCATATGGGGCCGCCGCCACGAATGGTGGATACGCATCTTCCACCGCAAACCATACGAGACGATCATCCAGCAAATACGAAGGGAAACGAAATGAAAGTCAAGAAAACCCTCATGGACATGATCATCAAATGGCATCAGGCCGGATACAGCCTCGATGAAATCGCGCTACTGATGCCACAAGTCCCCAAAGAGGAAATCAAAGCAATCATCCAACACACCCGCGAATAACAAGAAACCCGACCTTCCGGCCGGGCTCTGGCATTACCACAAACCAGACTACCACGCCGGAGGGAATCGAACAAATGTACGAACCAACCAACGAATCCCAACCAACCACAACAAACACCAGCCAAACAACACCAGCGCTCGCCGGTGTGTGCCTCGTCTGCGGCGGAGGATGCGCTGTCGGCGACGCCATGTGCGCGAAATGCGATGGGCTGATGCGTGGCTGGCTGCGGGAATATCCATCATGGTTGGATTCGCTGCATGAGTTCCTGGACTCGACCGCGCACTACGGAGGCCGCCAGCCTGGACGCGTCAACCTTCCAGCCGCGCCGACGCCAATCCGATTGCCGGTGCTCGACCACATGCAGGCCATCGAGGATGCCGCGATCGCACTCTGGCGCCGGTTGTATGCTCCGCCTGCCATGCCTTGGGCTACCTGTGGCGTGCATCCGCCGCTGGTGGACATGCTGCGTGTCTGCGCCGGCAGTCCTCGACTGCGCCGCATGCCTGATATCGCCGACTTCTACCATGAGTGGGAGTCGATGGTTCGAAAGACGCTGGACATCATCGACGTGCCGCCTGCGAAACATGGCATCGGAAGATGCCCGAACCCGCTGTGCGGAGTCGAATTGACAGCGGCGGTCGGCGCGGTAAGCGTTGCATGTCCCGTGTGTGGCAACACTTACCTTGTGGCGGATGTGCGGTTGGGGTTCCTGATGGAATGCGTTCGGTCGGGACGCGCGTTCACGGCGGGGGAGTGCGCGGAGCTGCTGCGCGAATGCGGGTTCCAGTGCAGCGTGAACACGATCTACTCGTGGCGCAAGCGCGGCAGGATCCAACCGGCCGGCAGAAACGAGAAGGGACAGCCGCTGTACCGCCTGTCCGACGTACACGCGCGCCTCGCCCGGCATGACGTGATTTGACATTTTTCAAAGTGCAAGGCAGAATTGTCAGTGGATTAAAGGGTTCAAACCGGAAAACGGTTTGAACCCTTTTCATATCCACCGATGGATTCTCCTAACTCCTTGGGTTATATCCCGTCCTGTCCGAACGGCATATCGGACACGCTCCGCCCACTCCCGTCAGAGTGGGCATACCTCAATGTGGCAGGCAAGCCAATCCCGTGCTTCCGTGATGCGGTGATGCTCAAATCCGCCTGCCGGTATGCCTTCGTAGGAATCAGTGGTAGATCGTACCGGCCGCGAGTCTTTATTGGATTCTCTTCCTTGTGGCCGCGTGTGGACGCGGGTTCGAATCCCGCCGAAGGCACCCATGAAACAAATCCGGGGTAGGGGTATTGACAATCCGGGAGGGGTATTCGCAGATGATGGGGAGCCCCTACAAGACACGGGAGTGTCCATATACGGGAGCCCCTATACCGGCATTCCAGCAAGCCAACGGCGAAGATAGTCGTCGGCAAATCCACGGCACCCCGGGGCTCATACATGTGGGGAGGCCACATGAGCAAGCGGCGTAACGAGCGTGTCAGCAACGGCTGGCGGCGCAGACAGCTCAGGGCAAGAGTGCTGGCCGCATACGACGTGTGCGCCATCTGCGGCAAGCCGGTCGACAAGACATTGAAGACACCACATCCGATGAGCGCCGAAGTCGACGAGCTCGTACCGGTCTCACGTGGCGGTGATCCATACAGCTTCGCGAACTGCAGGCTCACGCACCGCAGATGCAACAGGATGAAGAGCGACAAGACAGACGAACACGCACGAGCGCTGCTGGCTGGCAGACAGGAAGTGAAAGCAAGCTCGATGCCGTTCAAAACGTTCGGCATCTGACTCCGATACCAGGGCGGGGACCCCGGGTACACCCCCTCCCGGTCGCCTCGGGTGCAGTGCCGATATCCCTCCCGGAATGCAAACGTCGGAAACAGGGGAAACAACGAAAGGTCGGAAAGCGAGGGAGGCGCCGATGAAGTGCGAGCTCTGCGGCAAGGAATTCCAGCCATCCGGCCATGGGCGGCCGCAGAAGTACTGTTCCAAGTCCTGCCGCCAGAAAGCCGATTATCGTCGGAAAAAGAACAGGCCCGCACGGGACCGGAACGGTAAGCCGCCCGTCAAAGCCGTGGAAACGAAACAGAAGCCGGAGCAGGATCTCGACCAGCGAAGCTTCGAACGGATGATGGACGGCAGCATGCTGGACATACTGCGAGACAACCGTGACCTGCTGCTCAAGGCCATGGCCGATCCCACGACGCCGGCGAACGCGCTGCCCGCGATCAGCCGCCAGCTCATCGACGTATGCGAACGCATCGAAGCGCTCCAAGGCGGCGGTCTGACCGACCTGCTGGACGATGAGGAAGACGAGGTGACGGACGATGTCGGAGCGTCGATTGTCTGAAATCGCCAAGGTCCTCCGCCAGCCGGAAGGCATCGTCGGCAGCGAGTTCACTCGAATCAACAAAGCCGCGCGTAAGGCCGGCATCCGTTTCGACTTGTGGCAGCAGGGCTTCTTGTGGCTTCTGTTCGCCAAGAACGCGGAAGGCAAGTATGCGTGTGGCGCGGACGGCGCCGTGCTGTCCAGCTGCAGGCAGATCGGCAAGACCTTTACCGTCGGCACCGCGTTGTTCCTCAAGGCGATACTCACGCCGAACCTGAAAGCCATCTGGACCGCTCACCATACTCGCACCAGCGACGAGACATTCGCGGACATGTGCGAGATGGAGCGCAATCCAGTGCTCGGCCGGTACGTGGAACGCATCCGCAGGGCGAACGGCCAACAGGAGATCACGTTCACGTCCGGCAGCCGCATCATGTTCGGCGCCCGCGAAAACGGCTTCGGCCGAGGATTGCACAGCGTGGACGTGGCCGTGTTCGACGAAGCGCAGATCCTCACAGTGCGCGCGATGGACAATATGATTCCGGTTTTGAACACGAGTCCTAATCCCCTGGTCGTGTATATGGGCAATCCACCCAAGCCGGGAGACCAGTGCGAGGCGTTCACGGAGAAGCGCATGCACGCGTTGAACCATGACGGGAACCTCCTCTACGTGGAGCTCGCCGCCGACAAGGATGCGGATCCGGACGACCGCGAACAGTGGGCTAAAGCGAATCCCAGCTATCCGAAACGTACAAGCGAACAGGCAATCATGCGCATGCGCAACAACCTGTCGGAAGATTCATTCCGTCGCGAGGCGCTTGGCATATGGGACGAGACCGCCACCGCATACGCCATCAGTCCCGACCTGTGGCAGGCCGCGGCCATCGACGACGTGCCTGATGGGGGAACCGTGAGCTTCGGCATCGACATGCCTCCGGACAGGAGCGTGCTGACCATCGGAGCCGCGCTACGGTACGCGGACGGTTCGGCCGTCATCCAGATGGCGAACATCAAGGACGCACGGCAGGCGGGAACCATGTGGGCCGTGGACTGGCTCGCCGAACATTGGCCGAAGACCGCCAGCGTGGTCATCGACGCGCAGTCGCCCGCTATGAGCCTGCTGCCCGAACTGAAGAAGGCGCATGTGAGGGTCACGGTGACGAACATGCAGGAGATGGGCCGCGCGTGCGGACGCTTCCTCGACATGCTCAAGGCCGGAACGCTCAAGCATCCACGGGACGAATACCAGCCGCAGCTGGCCGCAGCCGTCAAGGGCGCCACCACGCGGCCTCTTGGACAGTCCGGCGCGATCGCCTGGAACAAACTCGGCAGCGATGTCGACATCACGCCGCTCGTGTCCACCACTCTCGCCCTGTATGGGGCGTTCACGACGAAACGACATCCGGGAAGACGACAGGAGGTGATGTTCTGATGGTGTTCTACATGGCCGACGGCACAACGGTAAGTGTCGCTCCGAAATTCACCGGCAGCAGCTACCTCGACACCGCAAGCGGAAACGTCGGCACCATCCTCGGCGTCGACGACGAGGACATGCCCATCATCCACGAACTGTTGCGCGTGTGGCGTGAGAAATACCCACGCAACCTGATCCGCGGAGCCTACTACGACTGCAAGGAACGATTCAAAGACTTCGGAATCTCCATCCCCGACCAGATCAAAAACAAGGTCGAGGCGATGATCGGATGGCCCGAACTGGCCGTCCGATCATTGAGCGACCTGAGCGACCTGGAAGGGTTCAGCGTATCCGGCGACGACACGATGGGCGTCAACGACCTGTTCGAGGACAACCAATTGGACGTGGCCACGTCAGAACTGATCGTATCCGCTTACAAGCACTCATGCAGCTTCCTGACCATCGCCGCAGACCCGGAGAATCCGGACCGGATCAGCATGATCCCACGCTCCGCCGACTGGTCCGCTGGAATCTGGGACCGACGCAACCACCGTCTGGCCGCGGCATTGACCATCACCGAGGACGACAAGGACGGACGAATCTGCGCGTTCAACGTGTGGCTCCCCGGCAAGGTCTACGAATGCTCCGGCCACCTGACCCCATGGCGGGCGGAGAAAATCGAAACGAACTTCGACCAGCCGACTGCCGTCGCGCTCGCCTACGACAGGCAGATGGACCGGCCATTCGGCCACAGCCGCATCAGCCGTTCGCTCATGAGCCTCGTCGACGCCGGATTCCGCACCGTGGTCCGCATGGAGGCGTCGGCCGAATTCTATTCCGTTCCGAAACTCTGGTTCATCGGAGCGAACAGGGACGCGTTCAGCAGCAACACATGGACGAGTCTCATCCAGGCGATCAACGCGATCACCGCGGACGAGAACGGAGAGCTTCCCCAACTGCATCAGGTGCAGCAGGCGTCCATGACGCCCCATTCGGACATGCTCAAGACCTTGGCCATGCTCGTCGCCTCGCAGACCCGAGTGCCGGTCGACTATCTGGGCATCACGTTGGACAATCCGACCAGCGCCGAGGCCATGGCATCCGCCGAACGACGGTTGACGCGCATCGCCGACAAGCAGAACGTGGCCTTCGGACGGGAACTCAAACGGGCCATGGGCATCGCCGTGGCATTGCGCGAAGGCGCGAACACGATACCCGACTCCATGCGCGACGTGCATCCGGTATGGGCGCCCACAAGGGAAATCTCCGACGCGGCGCGCGCCGACGCGTTCACGAAGATCGCCGACAAGATCACCGGCTACGCCGACTCCGATGTCGGACTCGAACGTCTCGGCCTGACCCGCGAGGAAATCACCCGCCTACGCGCCGACCAGCAACGGCAGAAATCGGAACAACGCATCGACCAGCTCATGGACAGAAGCGCGGCGTCCTCGGAGGTGACGGATGGATCTGAACAATCTGGATCTGCCGGAACCGGCGAAAGCGCAGCTTCGTCAGAAACTGGAGAAACTGCATAGGGATTACGAGACTGATCTTGAGAATCTGACAGACGACGCCACCGACGCGATGGAATCCGCGAAACCGTTGGAACGACAAGACATAGTGCTCAGGTACACCCGCGATGCGTCCGAACGATCACGCAGGTACTACACTGACACCAGGAACCTGTGGCAGAAATACGCCGGCATCAAAATGCCGCCCTACGTCTCATCTACTTGCGACGAATATGAAGTGCTATACCGTCAGGTAGGCGGTTTCACTGGAACCGATTGGAATGGGCATAACTACACTAATTTGAAGCATGGCAACGCCAACGGGCTGACTGTTGAAGACCTTTGGCCCGACCTGAAGACGGTGGACGACTGGCAGCAGTTCATTGCCGACATGATGAGCAGGTCTGTACGATTGACCACGCAGAACAACCGCGACGCCGACGAGACGCATCCTGGATGGGCACGCGTCCCACGAGGCTCCAATCCTTGTGCATTTTGCGTGATGCTCGCCAGCCGAGGATTCGCATACACCAGTGAGGAAAGCGCGGACTTCGGCGGCTCTTTCCATAACGGCAAATGCCGTTGCATTCCCGTGTGCAGCTGGGGCAAGGACAAGATCTTCGGCTATGACCAAGCGAAGTATAAAGCCATGTACGATCAGGCCGTGCAAGCCATCAACGGCAACGCATTGGGAAAGAATTGGAAGTCCTCCGCCGAGGAAGCCGGAATCAAGTTGGATTCGGCCGACGCGAATGCCGTCACATTCGTTATGCGTCATAAGTTCCCTAAGCAATTGAGCGACGGGATCATGCCGAAGAAACGTGCGTCTTTCAAAGTCGAACATGATTTCACCGGCATGCGCGACGAGAAATCATTAAGCAAGAAAGGATGGGATGGAAGGCAGAAGGCGCTTGGCGTCCCAGTAGACGCAGACGTCCTTGAGATGCATGAAATCGTGTTCCTGGAACATTTCAAGTCACTCGGACAGCATTACGAATGGATTCCACGCGATACTTTGGGGCACAAATCGACGAATGACTTGAAATGGATTGAGCAAGACCTTGAGTGCGAGGTTAAGTCATCTCGGCAAAAACGCCCAGACTACGGATCCATTTCGAAGAACATCTCAAAAGCGGTATCCAAAGCCGAGCAGCATGGTGTCGTGAAGGATGCATTCATTGTGGATCTCACTGGATACTCGGCTCCGGAGAAACTGGTGACGCAACTTTCCCGCTATAACGCGCTGCATAAGAAAAACAAGATCAGACGTTTGTTCCTATTGGACAACAACGGGATGAGAGAAATCGAGCTGCAATAAAAACCCGGAGGCACTCCCGCACGAATAGGCTATTATTTCAAGTCTGCACGGGACCTCCGGTACTTCTATTTTACCAAAAACCATTGATTTCGGTGGATTGCCAGAGCAGACGAATGGACCCGACTGTAACTCGGGCGCTTCACAGCCGCGCAGGTGCGAATCCTGCATCCACCACTCGGCCAGCCATTCAGGTTGGCGGCGACCATGCGCCGTATCGCGTGGGAGGACCATACAGCGCACCGTGGCGCGGTCGAACTCGAATCCACGGGAAACAGCAAAGGAGAGCAGCATGTCCATCAGATTCCGATTCCCGGCACACATCCGTCTCATCGACGGCGGTGGCGACGAGGGCGGTTCCAATGACGGTGGCGACGGCGGCGAGCCGAAATCGTTCACCCAGGAACAGGTCGACCAGATCGTCGAGAAAAGGTTGGCGAAGGAGCGCGGCAAGTACAAGGACTACGACGAGCTCAAATCAAAAGCCATGAAACTCGACGAGATGGAGAACGCCGGAAAGAGCGAAATCGACAAACTCAAGGAATCGAACGCGGCGCTGCGCAAGCAGATCGACGACGCCGCGGCCGAGAAACAGCACGCCGAATGGGTGTCCGAAGTCGCCAAAGACAAGGACGTTCCGGCCGAACTGCTCCGCGGCGGAACCAAGGAGGAACTCGAGGCGCATGCGGACCTCCTGCACGCGGCGCTGCATCCGGCATCCAAGCCGCCTCAGGTGAGGAACCAGACGGGCTCTCCATCGCACCAGAACAACAACAAGGACGCCGAAGAGCTCTCGTACATCCACCAGCTCCTAGGCGAATAACCCAACCATCCGAAAGGACAAGTCATCATGGCGATGAAAACAGACCAGATCAAGCTCCCCGTGAGCGTGGCCACCGAAATCGTGAACAAGGCCAAGGACACCAGCACCATCGCGTCCCTGAGCCCCAGCACGCCACAGATCTTCTCCGACGCCGACTACCTCGTGTTCAACGGCAAGAGCGAAGCCGAGGTAGTGGCCGAAGGCGCGGTCAAGAACAGTTACGAGCAGACCGTGGACTCCGTCGTGGCGAAGCGCTTCAAGGTGCAGACCACCACCCGCGTCACCAGCGAACTCCAGTGGGCCGACGAGGACAACCAGCTGCAGATCATCCGCAGCATCCAGGCCGATCAGGCAGCCGCACTGGGCCGCGCCCTCGACTACGTGATCTACCATGCGATCAACCCCAAGACCGGTGAGGCGCTCTCCGGATTCGACCCATTGAGCACGTCCGCCGTGCAGGTGATCGCCACCGAGGATGAGATCGGCAACGTGGACGCTTTGGCCGACGCGCTGAACGACTCCTACGACATCAACGGTGTCGCCCTGTCCAAGACCTGGGCGTCCCGCCTGCGCAAGCTGCGCGTCCCCTCCACCGGCATGCGCTTCTACCCGGAGATCCCGCTGAACCTGCAGGCCGGCAGCCTGGACGGCATCACCGCCGCGACCTCCGGAACCGTCAACGGACGACTGGCCAAGACCCCGACGAAGGTGCTCGCGTTCATGGGAGACTTCAGCCTCATCAAATGGGGCATGGTCCGCGACCTGACCAGCGAGATCATCGCCTACGGCGACCCGGACCAGACCGGCGTGGACCTGAAGGCCCACAACCAGATCGCATACCGCACCGAAGCGATGTACGCGTTCGCGATCATCGACCCGAACGCGTTCGCCGTGCTCAAGACCAAGTGAGGTGAACGATGAGTTTCCCCATCCAGACCCTTGTGGTCAATCCGTCAGGTAAGAAGAAGCATACGATCGGACCGTTGGACGCGCAGGTGAGCCTTGTCAACAAGGATGGCACGGACTTCTCCGCCGGATCCAGCGCCTACGAGCTGCCGGTGGCCGGCGAGGACACCCTCGGCGGCATCAAGCAGTACGCGCCCGAACAAGTGATCGGCAACGTCGACAGCAACATCGCCGAGGCCGCGGCGGACACTCCGACCAAGGACGAATTCGACAAACTCGTCACCGCGTTCAACACGTTGGCGAAACAGTTCGACGACATCATCGCCGGCCTCGTATCCGCCGGGGCGGTCAAGCTGCCGGACAAGAAGTGACCATGACGGACGAACCGGACATGTTCGCCACCTCCGACGATCTCGAACGGAGGTGGCACAAGCTCACCGACGAGGAACGCGAGAAAGCCGACACGCATCTCGCGGACGTGACCGACTACATCAAGGAACGCTCGCCCATCTGGCGGCGGCTCCTCGAAGAACGGCCACGACTGTTGACGAAGATCACCTGCGACATCGTCCGCAGGATCATGCAGGCCGGCCTGTACGACATTCCCGGCGGCATCACGCAGATGAACCAGACCACCGGCAGCTTCAGCGAACAATACAGTTTCGGAGCGCCCACCGGCGATCTCTGGCTGCGCGACGACGAGAAACGCATCCTTGGCATCAACGCTCAGCGCGCGTTCAGCGTCGACATGGCAACGGGGGAGACGTCCTAGTGGAAACCATCGAAGTGTGGCGCGGCCAGTCCACCACCGACACGGACGGCAACCCCATCCAAGGCAAGCCAGCCCGCGTCGGCGCATTCCAGGCCTTGGTCGCCCCGACCTCCACCATCGACCAGGTTGAGGAGAACGCCAGTCCACGGACCATCGAATACACGATCCACATCCGCGGTAGCCAACCATCCGGCATCCAGGCCACCGACCTGATCAAAGTCAGGGGCCGGCTGCTGCCCGTCAAGGGCAAGCCGCAGGTGTGGGACAACCTCCACGGACGCCACATCGGCGACGTCATTACCGTGGGCGAACGGGAAGGATAAGCATGGCCAAACGATGCAGATTCGTATTCAACCGCAAGGCGTTCAGCCAACAGGTCCTCAAAAACGAGACATTGCGCTCGCGCATGAGGGACGCGGCCGAAGCCGCCGTAGAGGATGACCGTTGCATGGTCCGCGACCATGACGGCAAGAACCGCAGCGGCGTGGCGATCATCTGCCCGGCACCGGTGGAGAAGGCGCACGGCACGTTGGAGGACACGCTCGGAAGGATGCGCGTATGAGCATCCCGGTCACTCCCCGGCGCACGGAACCCCTGCTCCTGCCCAAACTGAGGACACTGTTCCCGGACGTGACGTTCGACACCATCGAACGAAGCGACCTCGAACCTCCCTTCACCGAAGCCACGCTGGCCGACTCCATGCAAGGCATGAGCACCCCAATCTCGCAGTACGTGCGGCTGCGGCTGAGCGTGCGCTGCATGAGAGAGGACCATACGGGCGACTGGGACAAGGCCGCACGCCTGTGGGCCGACATCGCGAGGGAGATCATCGGGCTCGGAACCGTCGCGCCGCTCATCGACGCGTCACTCGAATCCGGGCCGGTACGCATGACTGACGAGGACAAGAGGCTGGTGTGCGCGTACGGAGTGCTCCTGCTCGAGGTCACCGTCAACTGAAACACAACCAAAGACAACGTGCCGCCACACGCGAAGAACGGAAAGGTGCAGACGAATGTCTGACAACAACGAAAAAAACACCGTCGCCGCGCAGGGCGCGACCGACTACGGGTACGTGTCCAGCGGCAACACCGCAGGCAACGTGCGCCTGATCAAGAACTACGCGCTGTTCCTGTTCCCCAAGGGCGACAGCACGTTCGTGGCTCCGACCGGAGTGGCCTGGACCCCGCCGGCAAGCAAGAAGCCGATCGGCTACTCCACGGAGGACGGCGCCGTACTGCATCCGGAACCGGGCGACAGCACCGACTACAAGGCCCACAACGGCGACATCGTGCTGTCCGACACGGATCCGGGCTACTGGACCCTGCAGCTCGCCGCCATGGAGGGCCGCAAGGATGTGGTGTCGGCCTACTTCGACGTGGACGTCGATTCGGACGGCGGCATCAGCATCAAGGGCGCCGGATTGAAGAAGGAGTGGATCCTCGTGCTGGTCGCGCTCGACCAGCAGGACCGTCCGTTCCTCCTGTACGGCACCAACGCGAAGGTGAGCGACCGTGACGACGTGAGCCTGAAATCCAGCGAGATCATGAACTTCAGCATGACGTTCAAGATGCTCAAGGGCACCAACGGCGAACAGTTCCACGCATGGGGCCTCGTCACTGAAGACGCCAAGTGACCCATTGATTCTTCCCGTGCGGCCGATGGCGGTCGGCCGCACGGGACACCCATTCAACCGCCAACCATTAGAACGGAGCCAACATGAGCGACAAAGAATACCATGTCGTGGACGTAGACCTGACCGAAGCGGAAGAGCTCAAACCCGACGTGCACCTCGAGGTCGCCGGCGTCAAACTCGACCTGCCGAACCTCAACAACGCGGAACTGCCCATCGAACTCGTCCAGGCCATCCTCCTGGTCAAGAGCAAGCCCGCATTGTCCGACGAGGAAATCACGGCCTGCGTGAGCACGTTCCTCGCCTACTTCCAGACGATGCAGCCGAACTTCTGGAACGTGCTGCGCAAGACCAAACGTCCGATGGCCTACCTCACCGCGACCATCAAGTCGTGGGCCGAGGAATCCGGACTGGACCCAAAAGCGTTTACCTCGCCCACCTCTGGAACAACAATCGCGCGGCACTAGCCTACGACTGGATCCGAGCGTACGGGCAGATCTACAGGCCCGTACGCTTCCGGGAATGGGTTGAAGGCCAACGTCCACGAGTCGATTGGGGACTCGCATGGGCGTTGACCCGCGAAATCCTCAAAGACCATACGAGCCACTCGTGGATGGCGTTGCAGAACGCCGTCTACGCGCCCGACGGAGCCGAACAGGCGGTCTGGACGCTGTCCGGACAACGCAAACGCCCATGGTTCGACCACGAGCACGACCCGCTCCGCCCGCCAACCCCGACGCACAACCTCACCCGCCGTCAACGCGAGGACAGGGAACGGCTCAAAGCCTACTTCCACATCAACGACGACCTCTGACTCCGACCGCCATCGGAATCCCAACCTACGAATAAGGAAACACGATGGCAGCACAGGACATAGGCGTCGCATACGTCCACGTCGAACCATCCGGCAAAGGATTCGGCAAAAGCATCGAAGGCGACATCGGCGACGCCGTCAACAAAGCCTCCAAGAAAAGCTCCAGCACCCTCATCTCGAAGATCGGCGGAGCATTCGGCAAAATCGGCAAGGTCGGCACAGGCGCGATCGCCACCCTCGCCGGCGGCATCACCGCATTGGCCGCCAAAGGCGGCTTCACCCGCGCCCTCAACATCGAGAACGCGCAAGCCAAACTCAAAGGCCTCGGCCACGACAGCGCGAGCGTCACCGAAATCATGAACGACGCGCTCGCATCCGTCAAGGGCACCGCTTTCGGACTGGGTGACGCCGCCACCGTCGCGGCCAGCCTGTCAGCGTCCGGCATCAAGGAAGGCGACCAGCTCACCAAGGTCCTCAAGACCGTGGCCGACACCGCGCAGATCAGCGGCAGAAGCCTCACTGACATCGGCATGATCTTCGGTTCCGTCGCCGCCCGAGGCAAACTCCAGGGCGACGACATGCTCCAGCTCATGTCGAGCGGCATCCCAGTCCTCCAAATGCTCGGCAAGCATCTGAACAAGACCAGCGCCGAAGTGTCCGACATGGTCTCGGACGGCAAAATCGACTTCCAAACCTTCGCCGACGCCATGCAGGAAGGCCTAGGCGGCGCCGCACTATCCGCAGGCACCACATTCACCGGCGCCCTGGCCAACGTGAAAGCCGCGTTGAGCCGACTCGGAGAAACAGCCGCCACACCAGTTCTCAACGGCTTACGCGGCCTGTTCAACCAAGCCATCCCACTCATCGACACATTCACCGCAGCCGTCACGCCAACCCTGCAAAAGGTCGGCGCGGCACTCCAACAAGGCCTCGAGAACGCGATACCCGCCACACAGGCGAAACTCAAAAACCTTGGCGACACGATCTCCAACATCCCCGGTTTCCAGATGCTCGCCTCGGCGACGGCCAGCCTCAAAAGCCAACTCACTGGCCTCTGGAACGCAATCACATCACTCATAGGTGGACTCAACAATGGCGGCGAAGCCGCCACAATGTTCTCCACAACCGCCGGCGCGCTCGCGGGAGTGGTCGCTTCGGTCGCGCAGGTGTTGTCGAACGCGGCGGGATGGGCGAAGACGTTCGTCAACACGTTCATCGAGACGGGCGCGTTGCAGCCGTTCCTTGAAAGCCTGACCGGCGTCATCTCCGGATTGGGCTCGCTGGTTTCCGGATTGGCGGCCGCGGTCTCGCAGGCCTTCGGCTTCAACGACAGCGCGCGCACCGCCGGTTCCGCGGCGCAGAGCTTCGCCGGACTGTTGAACACTTTGACCGGCGTGCTCATGAAGGTGGGAGGATGGCTGCAGTCGGTCGGACAGTGGGCTCAGCAGAACGGCGCACTGGTGTCCGGCGCGTTGAAGGCCATCACCATCGCATTGCTCGCAGTCAAGGGCTGGGACATCGTCTCGGCCGGACTGAAGGGAGTGTCGACCGCGATATCGGCCGTCACGACCGGCGCGCAGACACTGACGACGGCCGCCACCGGCGTTTCCAAGACGGTCGATCTGATGATGCAATTGGGCGGTATCGTCCCGGCCTTGAAGGAGATGGCAGGCGGACTGAAGATCGTCACCGCCGCGCAGACCGCATGGTCTGCAGTCACAAAGGCGGCGACAGCCGTGCAGGTCGCGTTCACCGCGGTGATGAACGCCAACCCGTTCGGATTGTTCATCACCGCAGCTGCGGCGGCCGTGGCCGCGTTGACATGGTTTTTCACTCAGACCAAGGTCGGACAGCAGTGGTGGGCGTCGTTCACGTCGTTCCTTTCATCCGCTTGGCAGGCGACCGTCGGCAAGGTCACCTCTATCGGCCAGACCATCGTCACGTTCTTCACCTCGACGCTCCCGTCGGCCATCCAAGGCATCGGACAATGGTTCCACCAACTGCCCGGCAACATCGCCAGCTGGCTCGCCGGAGCCGCGTCGGCCGTCGCATCATGGGCCGTGAACCTCGGCCAGTCCGCATTGCAGGCAGGCCAACAGTTCCTCACGAACCTCGCCAACGCGATCATGAACCTGCCAGAGACGATCGCCTACTGGCTCGGCTACACCGTCACGTCAATCGCGCTGTACGCGGTCGCGTTCGGCGCGCAGGCACTCCAGATGGGCATGCAATTCGTGCAGAACGTCGGAACGTTCCTTACCCAACTCCCAGGGAACGTGGCCGCATGGCTCGCCTCGACCGCCGCGAGCATCGGCGCATGGGTGTCGTCCACGGCCATGCAGGCTCTACAGATGGGTACGCAGTTCCTGCAGAACGTCGGCACGTTCCTCACCCAGCTGCCCGGCAATGTGGCCAGCTGGCTCGCGGGAGCCGTAGCCTCAGCCTCGGCGTGGGTTTCCAACATGGCATCGCAGGCCATCCAGGCGGGCAGCCGGTTCCTCACGAGCGTGGGCACGTTCCTCGCCCAATTGCCGGGAAGAATCGGCTCCTGGCTGTCCGCGACGATCTCCAGCGTCGCCAACTGGGCGTCCCAGATGGGGACCAAGGCGTCGCAGGCCGGCAAGCAGTTCGTGCAGAACATCGTCAGCACCCTTTCCTCCCTGCCGGGCCGCATGCTCAGCATCGGAGCGAACATCGTCAGCGGCATCGTCAGCGGCATCCAGAGCAAGATCGGCAGCATCGCGTCGAGCCTGCTCTCCGGCGTCAACGACGCCATCTCCGCTGTCAAAAGCAAACTCGGCATCCACTCGCCGTCACGCCTCATGCGTGACGAGGTCGGCGTGATGATCGGCCGAGGCATGGCATTGGGCATCGATGATTCAGCCGCCGTGGTCAACCGGTCCATGGACTCGCTCGTCTCCTCGATGAGCCTCGACGGTACGGACTGGGCGAAGACCGGACGATTGAACGTCACCACGGCCACGCCATCGGATTCCGACAGACTATGGGAAACCGTCATCGGCAGGATGGACACGCTGATCGAAGCCGTCGAAGCGGCGACGGCCGACGACCGGCCGTTCACCCAACGTGACTTCGCAAGACTCGTAAGGAGCGTGGCATGAGAACCCTGAGCTACGTGAGCGGCGCAACAGGCGAGTCGATCGGTTTCGAAGGGCCGCTCTATGGCGAGACACTCACCGGACTGCGCGCCCGCATCTGGGATTACAGCCTCGTCTCGCGCGGCATCACGGGCATCGCACGCAAGACACGCGAGACGACCATCACCGTGAAGATCCACGATTCTCCGGAGACGCTCAACCTATTGCGCCGCCTCTCGGACGCCGACATGGCATCCGGGAACCCGGGCACGCTCGTGGCCGACGGCGAATGGGAAGCCAAAGCGTGGATCACGAAAAGCGAACCGCAATCCATCACGCCCACGATGGTCGAGACGCAGTTGACCATCGTGCTGGCCGATGGCGTGTGGCGCCGTCCGACCATGACGCATTTCACGCCGCGATACGATTCCGGAACCGCCGACCTTGACTATCCATATGATTATCCGCATGATTTCGCCGGCATGGCATTGGGTGCCGAGATCGTCAACGACACATCCATCCCGCAGCCGGTCAAGCTCACGATATTCGGACCGTGCACAAACCCGTACGTCATCATCGGAACCAACCGGTACGAGGTCGACGTGACCGTGCCATCCGGCTCGCGTCTGGAAATCGACGGCACCGGCGATGTCAGGACCGTCACCATGGTCAGCGGCACAGGTCTCGCCACAAACTGCTTCGCGCAGGCCGTGCGAGGGTCGGGCAAGGATTCCGGCCGGTACGTGTTCCAACCGCTCGCGCCCGGAACACAGCCGATCAGCTGGCCGGGAGGATTCCAATTCGACTTGACGGTCTGCGAGGAAAGGAGCGAACCGCCATGGACCTGATCGTCACCGACGCCACAGGCAAACCCGTGGCGAGCCACGCCTCATACACGCTCGACCTCGCGTTCGGTAGCGGGGAGAACGACTTCGACCTGCAGGTCGAAGACGCCGCGCTCAAGGCGGGGAGCCGCATCATGATCGACGGCACCGAGTACGGCGGCATCATCGACGACACGGATGTCGACGTGGACGGAGGCCTGTCCACCGTCACATGGCATGGCCGCGACTGGCATGGAGTACTCGCCTCGAAGATCATCGAACCGGACAGGAACAACGATTACCTCACCCTGTCCGGCACGATTCCCGTCATCATGCGCACACTCGTCAGCCGTGCGGGATTGCAAGGCCTGTTCACCGTCACCGACGAAAGCGCCGACCACAAGACCACCTGCCAGTTCGACCGGTACGTGGACCTGTACAGCGGTCTGGTCAAGATGCTCAGGGCAAGCGGACTCAAACTCCGGTTGCGTAATGACGGCGACAAGGTATCCATGAGCGCCATGCCCGTCCGCACGATCGGCGACAGCATCGACTCGGACCTCATCGACTTCACCGCCAAACAGGCGGCGCACCCGATCAACCATCTCATCTGCCTGGGCAAGGGCGAACTCAAGGACCGTACCGTCATCCACTGGTACGCCGACGCGAACGGCACGTTCAGCCACACGCAGACCCTCAAAGGCCTTGACGAACGCACCGCCACATACGAGTTGTCCAACGCCGAAGCCGACGAGCTCGAGGACAAGGGCAGGCAGAAATTCCAGGAGCTTCGGAACACCAGCACCATCGACGTGGACATTCCCGACGGCATCGACGCGGACGTTGGCGACCTGGTCACGGGTCGTGACAACAACACGGGCCTCGTCGTCACTGCCGAGATCTCCAAGAAGATCGTCAAGGTTTCGGGAGGCGTGCTCACCGTCACCTACGAATCCGGAGGCGCCAGCGCCGGCGGCAACAGCGGAGAATCCTCCATCGGGGATGGTGGCCACGCCTACTACGCTGGAGCCGGCCTCAAACTCGACGCCTGGACGTTCAGCGCCGACGTGACCAGAAACGACATCGACTCGCTCAACAACGCATTGTCGGGTAAACAGCCGAAAGGCGACTACATCACCGGCCTGAAAATCGGTTCGGTGGACACGCTCGCCCCCGGTGCACAGGCAAGCGCGTCGCTCACGGGCGCCGGCAGCGACAAAACCTTGAATTTGGGGCTTCCGAAAGGCGACCAGGGTCCGCAAGGGGAGAAGGGCGACAAGGGCGACACAGGACCACAGGGGGCCACCGGAGCGACCGGACCCACCGGTCCTCGGGGAGAGAAAGGAGCGACCGGGGAGCGAGGGCCGCAAGGCGTCGCCGGTCCCGAAGGCCCGCAGGGACTGCAGGGGATACGCGGCGAGAAAGGCGATAAGGGTGATGCCGGCGCGATCGGCGCGGCGGGACCGCAAGGCCCGACGGGTTCCACAGGTCCGCAGGGTCCCACGGGTCCACAGGGAGCGACCGGCCCCCAGGGCAGACAAGGCATCCAAGGTTCCCAAGGCATCCAGGGCCCGCAAGGGGAGAAGGGTGACAAGGGCGACAGCGGCGTATCCGCCCCCTCGAACGGCTTCTTCACGCTCAGCATGGAAGGCGACGGCGACCTGTACGTGAACTATCCGGACAACACGAACCCACCCTCGTTCGTCTGGGACTCCGAGAGCGGGAACCTGTACGTGGACATCCCGGAAAGGTGACACATGGCGCGACTATTGATCGGCAACATCAAAGGCCCCAAAGGCGACAAGGGCGATACCGGGGCCACCGGCCCGCAAGGCAAGCAAGGAGCGCAGGGCGTTCAGGGAGCTAAAGGCGACGTCGGCCTTCCGGCGCTCGTGATGAAGAAATCCCTCGTCGGCGAATATCCGGTGGGATCCACTTTCACGGGGAACGTGAGCGAATGGTTGAACCGAACACCACTCGCCAACGAATATTCGACCGCATTGTCAGGTGGCGGAAAATACAGCATCGTCTGGCAGTGCGTTTCACAGTCCGGCAGCCTATTCACGGGAAAGACGATTTCCCGTCAATCCATCATCGGAACGCAAGGCCCTGCCGGACCGCAAGGTCCAAAAGGTGACGTCGGCCCACAAGGCGTGAAGGGCGATACCGGCGAGACCGGGCCTAAAGGAGCCACTGGAGCTGCCGGCCCTACCGGCCCGCAAGGTCCTGAAGGGCTGAAAGGTGACAAGGGTGATAAAGGCGATGTCGGACCCGCCGGAGAAGGAGGCCCTACCGGCCCGCAAGGTCCGAAAGGCGACACCGGCCCTGCCGGACCTACCGGAGCAACAGGCCCCACCGGGCCGCAAGGCAAGCAGGGAATACAAGGTGCGCAGGGACTGCAGGGCCCACAGGGACCGACAGGACCGCAGGGTGCCAGCGGCGTGACGGCGCCAACTTCCGGATTCTTCACACTGCAGGTCGACCCGAACGGAGACCTGTACGCCGTGTACGCGGATACGACCACCGCGTCGGCGGCTCCCGTCTCCTACGATCCGGCGACGGGCGACCTGTACTACATGATCAATGACGGAAAGTAAGGAGCGCATATGACGAAGATTCTGCTCGGCAACGTCAAAGGCCCCAAAGGCGACACCGGACCGCAAGGCAAGCAGGGAGTGCAAGGACCGCAGGGCCCTGCCGGCGCCACTGGCGCGACCGGGGCCACCGGAGCGAAAGGAGAGGCCGGCCAACGCGGCGAGACCGGGTTGCCTGCCTTGATCATCACACGCATACTATCCGGATACTGGACGTCCGCATGCTCGGATTTTGACTGGCGGACACTCAGTTTCAACCGTGCCCCGGTCGTAGGCGAATACTTCTTCGCCATGACCAATGGCGGCAAGAACCTGATGTACGCGCAGATCACAGCCACCGGGAAAAACGTGACGTTCAAACCGGTTTCCAACACAAGCCTCGTCGGCCCGAAGGGCGACAAGGGCGAGACGGGCATGAGCGCAAGCCAGGCGTTCATCGCCGCCCACCCGGTCGGCTCCCTCTACTGGACCACCGCCACAACAAATCCGGGAACCACCTACGGCGGCACTTGGAAGGAATGCAACACCATCCTTCCGGGACACATCTACCAGCGCACAGCCTGAAAGAGAAAGGAACATCAATGGCACGAACCACGAACATCACCAGATACACCTGCGACCGATGCCACGCCTCCGCATACCTCGCCGACGGTGACCCACGCACCTCCAGCGACTGGCACGACATCACCCACACCACCGTCGACGGAGTCGCACAGGGCGCGCTCGTCTGTACCGCATGCTGGCAGACGTTCAAAGCGCTGGCAGCCACGCAGGACGCCGCCTACGCCGCATACCTCAACAACACAACAGATAGGAAGGAATGACCATGACCATGAATCTCATCACCGGCAAGGCCGGCGCTCCGCACATCACATCCAGCGACCAAGGAGCCATGCAGGCCGGACTGGTCGGAAACGGCAACTACCTGCTGCAAGGCAGCGACGGCAAATTCCCCGCCGTGACCATGCAGTCAGCAAACAAAGTGCTCATCCCGGTCCTCAACCTTGTGATCGAAGGACGATACGCACGTGTCACCGCGGCGGAAACCGTCACCATCGAAAGCGGAGTCACAGGACGGCACCGCAACGACCTAATCTGCGTGAAATACACGCGAGACTCGAACAACATCGAAACGATCGCGCTCGCGGTGCTGAAGGGCACCGCTACCAGTGGCACGGCGGCTGACCCCACGGTACCGTCGGGTAGTATCCTGAACAATTCCGGCACCGTATGGATTCCGATCGCCCGTATCCCAATCAGTGGCATCACCGCTGGAACTCCTGTCATGCTTGTCAAGCAGTTGCCTCCGATGAGCCAACTGTGGGATTCCGTAACCCAGCCATGGAAACCTCCATACACGAACAACAGACTCACTCTATGTCGCGTCGGACGCATCGTCACGATCAACGGCAACGTCAAGTTCGACGGCAGTGGACAGCAGAACTACTCGACGGCGAATGAGACCATCCCAGAAGCGTTCCGTCCGCTCGCCGACCAGAGCATCATATCGTTCCCGTCCTGCGGTTTCAGCCTGCTTGTCATGCGTGATGGGAAGGTGCAGATGCTTGGCGACCCGAAATCCGCTTACTCCACGGCGCACGGCTGTTGGATGGCACTGCAATAGCTTTCCGTAACCCTGTACCAGGATTCCAATTGGATCATCATGCGTAACGGCAGGATGATTTTGATCAAGTTCAGTGGGAAAATCGGTTCGGGCAGTTGGGATGCTGTTGAATGTCCGGCAAAGCTCGCGTCCTGGTATCGTCCCATCGTTGACTTGTCGACTGTCTGCCTTGTATCAAATGGGCAAACGGCGCGAAGCCTCACGGCCAGAGCTGATGGAACTATCCGAGTGGCGAACATGGGAAACGTTGGCAGCAATCAGGATTGCGTCGGCACGCTTTGTTTCCCAATCCCATGATTTCTAGCTTTCCGTAACCCAGACTTTGATTAAATCACAGTATGGCACCGTGACCGGCGTGAAGTCTGGCAAGATCGCGCAGATTAGCATCAACTGGAAAAGCGCGAGCGCTGACTCGTGGGGCAGTGGACAGTTC